ATAGGTGGTTGGGTTATACCGTCGCCGTTCAGGAACTCTAGCAAGTCACAGGCAAGGTCTACATCTGTATTTGGGGGGATAGGTTCCACTGATGTAAAACGAGCCTGCATGGAAAGCGCTAGAAACTCTCTGTAGCCTTCTAAATAGTCTGCCTTGTTCTTACCATTGGGGAACATAGAAGGTTCCTTGTGATACAAATAGGTTAATTTATCCACGGCGGTGTCTTCACAATAGCCTGCGTCTAGCAAATCATTAAAGTGACGTTTAGCGTCATTAAAACCCATTTTAAAGGTAAGGGGTTTTTTGTTTAAAAACTCAAACATTAGTTAAACTCCTTAATAGGGTAGCAGTCGTAGCTGGGGACGTTGACGCATTTGTTTTCAACAACCGTCATTTTTTTAAGCACTTTTTTAAACTGACGCTCGCTTTCATCCATACCGTCATTTACGCCTGCTTTGTAACTTACCATTGCAAGCGCTATGGTTGCGGTAACAAGTACAACAAGGGATAAAAACGCTTGGTCAATTTTAACAGTTTTTTTAACTGGTTTTTCTGTAAGTGTCATTAGTAGGCTCCTCCAATATATTCGTCACGATCTAAATGGGCAGTCGCTTCTTCAAGTATTTGTTTAGCCCTTTCTGCGGTTTCTTCACGGATTGAGATGTTTACGCTAACAATGGCTTCTTCACCGTGTTTGCCGTTAATACGGCGTTGTGTGTTCGGACTAGGGGCTTTATAGGGGTTCAACGGATTGAACACGCGAGGGACGATTGAGGACATAGGGGTTTCCTTTCTTTAAGCCTCACTTAGGCTTATAAAATCATTATACACAGGGGTTTGCTTGCTGGCATCCTCCATATAGAGGATATTTACCAAGTTCTATATTTTTCGGGATTAGCTTTTTTGTCTTTATCTATCAATACAATTTCTGATTTAATCCAAATTTGCCATTCTTTTGTTAAATCTTCAAAACAATTATAAAAATTATTTTTATCTATTTTTAGTTTTAATATCTTTTTTTTAATTTCTGCGAACCCTTGAAAATATGGAATAAAATCACGATAAATTGTTTGATAGTGATCCACTTGTTGGTTAATCATACAATTATAAAATATGTTAATCATATCAAAATAAACTTTATGTTCATCTATTTTTTGCAAAGCTAATTCAGCATCCTCTTTGGTGTCAAAAATCCAATCAACAATCCCTAATGAATAATAATCACTAAAATCGCAATAATGTTTATAGTCTTTCATTTCAGCAGGTTTAATTGGATCTCCATTTTTTGTAAAAAACTTTTCTCCATAAAAAACTTGATTAAGCTCACGCACTTCTTTTTTAAATGTGCGTTTTTGAACTTCTTGAATATAAAAACTCTTTACTCCGTTGCGAGTACACGGCAAGATAAAATATGCACTTGAAACAATTACGTCAGCATTAACGTGACTAGGTTCACTAGGTTGACTGGGTTGAGTATTAAAAAACATTTTTATTTCCTTTCAAATGGATAAACAAACACTAAAAAAATAAGTTCTAAAAGTATAGAAAAATCTTGCCAAATTACATTTTGGCAACTTGTCATTAAAACGTAGCCAAAGAAATAGTTAATTAAATACGCAAGAATCGGATTCATTTTTTATTCCTTTTGTTTACTTTAGTAAGTTTTAGAACTTTGGGCATCCTCCAAATGGAGGATATTTAATACTTAAATCGCACTGGGTCTATATCGACAATACGGTACAATATAAAACACTTTTCGCCGTTAGTATCAGATTGTGAGATAACGTACAAGTCCTGCGTGGTTCCAAGTTGCACTGAACCTTGCATCCTATCTTCAAACACCTTGTAATGGCATGGTTTAATGGGGTGAAAGAACACAACCTTGCCGAACGTGTGTTTGACGTAATTTTGCAAGTCTTCAATGCGATAGAAACTGCGGATATAGAGCAAATTAGGATGTTTCAGCATCGGCTACTCCTTTTGGTTGAATGCCTGCCTTAATGTCTTCAAGCTTGGTTTGTTTACTTACTGGTGTATCAGGAAACACAACATCTAGCCCTTCATCCACTGGCGACTGTGGCACTTCCACCTCAACGCCCTGCAACGTCGTTGACGCTTCTCTGACGGCTTCTTTCTCTACTTCGGGTGTACTTGTATCAAAAAAGAAGTTCAGAGCGTTCAGCGTTCTGTGTGTAGCGAATTTTTGCATAGTGGGGGCGTATGGTGTACCCATATAGTCCTTAGCGTCAATCGTAGCGGAACCGTCTGCGTATAATTGAGCCACGACCATAATATCGGGCTTAGGAATGTTTAATGGCAATGGATGCGTTTTGGATTCAGGATTGTGGAAAATAACGTTTTTCGCTTTGCTGAGTGTGTAAACAACAGACACCACACCAAGCATCGCAGCGTTTCCAAGTAAAAATCCCATAAGTTGATCGTAATTCATTAGTTCATCTCCTTTTGTTTATTTAGTTTGCCTTCAAGCGTGAACTGGCGGAGGCATGGGTAATTAAACATCTTTCGTTTCCTTTTCTAGCTTAGCTAACTCCACATTCTTTTTTAAAATCTCTTCTTTTAGACGTTTCTTTTTTTCTTCAAGCAAACAATCTAAAAACCATGATTTCAAATCAGATTTATACTTCTTAAAAAGCATATAGTCCTCTGAAAGATTATCCCTAAAGTATTCTTTCTTGCTTTTAGGATATGGGTCTTTGTCTATATCGTTCTTCAATGCACCCTTTTTCAATAGTGCAAAGTTGAGTTCTTCTAGGTTTACCTTGACTCTTTCGGAGCTGAAAGTTATATCAACCCCAAAGAAAACAGTGTTTTCCCAACCTTTAAGAGTGAATCCAGTTCTTAAAGTTTTGCCCTTGATAAAAACAACATTTTCAATAGGCTCATCTATCTGCTCCAAGATTTTGTATATTTCAAAAAGAACCCCCAAGTCTTCAACTTGTGCTTTATCATAGGTGTTTTCATAACGTACATCATCACAATTACGATTTATTATCAATCCTAAGCCCCTAGCGTGATTAGCTAGAAGTTCTTGAATAGCCTTTATTTCTTTTGAATTACTCATCCCACCCTCCTTACGCCTTCAAGCGTGAACTGGTGGAGGTAGTCGGCTGTTTTGGAGTCGTTGATAGCAAAGATTCGATAAGGTCTACGAAGCTTTAAGGCTTCGTTAAAGTGACCTGTTCGACACACCCACCCAAACTCATTATCAAACGTACACCTAAGAGCGTCGCCTGTTTTCTCGTCAAAGGTGTAAACCTTCGCATCCTTCGGCAACCCTGCCAGCACCTCTTCAGTCGCCAGCACAGGGGCGTTGAGAGCGTCGGCTATGGTGGTTATGGCTTCTCTATTCGCAATAATAATCTCATGTTCTGAAAAACACTTTTTATGCGTAATTGGGGTTGCTCCGTCAGGGTTTTCTTCCCAAATCTCAACCCACACTTGAAAAGGCTCACTTGAAGTAGCCATGTTAATTTCAAGTATCTTAACACGCATCGCATCAAACGTTTGACCCCACAAGGTACACGGTCTCATCATTTCGTTAGTCATTTCTGCAATCCTCTAGTCTTGTCTTGTATAATATCAATACCTTCTCATACTCTGTCTTTAGTCTCATCATTGACTCATGTTCTGATTGATAGATAGTGTAAAAAAACATGAAAGACATGAAAACGGCAATTAAACACACGATAGGATATAGTCGTTTCAACTGTTCGTTAGTCATCTTTCGGTACTCCTTCTTTTTGAAGTTCTTGATCCACCCAACTGGGAATGTAAAAAGCATGGCTAGCCCAAAGAAACAAGTTGCAAAGGATCAGCAAGCCGTTAGCGATAATGGCGAAAGTGGCAAGTCCACCATTGGAGCCAGCTTCACCAGCAAAGGGTAAGGACACAATCAAAAGAACTGGGCATAGCAAAGTAATTGTCGTCATATTTTTAGCAATGTTCTTTTTGCCAAGCATAAGGGCATACAAACCAAATGGGGCAGATAATGGAAACGCCCACAAAAGGTAAGCCATTATAATTAGTAACACTCGGTGTGTGTTTTGAGTCATTCGCTTAACTCCTTTTCTTCCCTTTTCAAGCAATTTTTAATAGTGCTATAACAAGCCTGATATTCAAGCATTAAAGTAGCTATTGCTGATTCCGATTTCATACCACTCAACATAAGCTCTTTGTATTTTTCTTTAATGTCTTTTGTGTATTTCTTTGCTTTAGAAAAACGAGGAGCGCCTATACTTCTTTTCATGTTTGCCAATCTTGCAATAAAATATACAAGACCTCTAAAGGTTGTTTTTTTTACGTCCACTTTTTCGATAAGTAATTTAGTCTCTTCCAATTCAAGCACTTCTGTTAATGGTTTACCTTGTAACACACAATAATTGTGAAACATTTTTAATACAGATTCAAGATGTGTTCCTCTGATCTGCTCAATATCAAATGTCATTTAGTCGTCTCCTTCTTCTAAGTAAAAACCAACATTGGGACTATCAGAAAAGTTTTCTCTAAACTTTTCACCCCTTAGCACAATCAAGTATTCCTCCAAGCGGTCTACAATCTGTTCTAGGTTCTTTCCTTTTACGTTAAACGTAGCTTTAAGCATCGGTCACCTCCACTTTCAGGCTAGGGTGAAGTTCAATCGAAATACATTCACGATCAAGCCCTTGAGCCTTTAGCTCCTTTTGTGTAATTTTCATAAACGCATCCTGAATGCCACGTTCTGCAATCAACAAGCGAGCAAGTGGTTCATCCACGACTTTAACTTCTTTATTGCCACGCTTAAAAACCATGTCTTTAAATTGTGCGTTAGGGATGTCTTGTTCGGTCATCGCAAGCATGATGTCGGCTTCAATCTCTGCAAGCCACCGCTTGCTTTCAGCGTGTTCTTGCGTGGAAAGTGCTAAGTCGTCAGCAGTTCTAACCCACTGGCTTTTGGCTTGTTCCCACTTGGCAAATAAATCGGTTAAGTTAGGCATTTGGTTTACCCTCCATATATATCATCTCCACTTGGGTTTATATAGTAAATGTTGTCAGTATTCTCGTATTCTTCTAAAGCTTCTTTCACATCTTTTTTAAGTTCTTTTTGAAAATTGGGATCTTGCAAAAGCGAGTAACAAAATGACAAGGCTTTATATTCAGAAAGCGTATTTTTTTTAAACATCTTAGAACTAAATAACACACCAGGTTTAAAATGTTCATTTAAGGCATCTGCCAGTTTTTGATAGCAAACCGAATAAGTAAGCATCTTTCTATCGTCATCCCATGATTTTTTAATCAAGTTGTGATAAATGTATCCTTTTATGCTTTTAATTGTTAATGGCATTTGGTTTACTCCTTAAAAAAACAGGGGGTGGGAATACACCCCCACAAGTGTGACAGCTAGAAGGGGAGGTCACCGTAAGCGTCTTGAACGCTTTGCGGTGCTTGCTTGGGCGTTGCAAAATCTGCACGACTAGCAGAGTTTAAGTAAAAGTTTCGGTACGTTTGATTTTTCTTCTCTACAAAGTTTTCTTTGATTGAAAATGAAATCGTGGTGTCTACAACGCTTGTAGGCAACGTGGCAAGAATAGTCGAAAAGTCCATTCCTGTAATATCGCCAAACGCACCCTTTGCAATCGTCTTTACAATCGCTAGGCTAATGTTGTTTGGTTCCATAAAACCGTTTTTTTCAGATCCAATCAAAAGGCTTTCTTTAGCAATCGTGCCAATTAGTTCTTTCTGTTCTGCGACTTGGATTAAAACATCAAAATTAAACCAACGCATTGTGCCTTGTTTAGCGTCCGTGAAAGAGCAACCAATAATTGCTCCAACATATTCACCTATAGGCAATTTTACTTCAAGTTCTGCTGTTTCAAATGCAGTGTTTAAATCATTCCACATAATTAGACTCCTTGTGCCGTTCTAACTTCCTTCAATCGGCTACGGCGTTCCGATTCAGGGACTTGACCAAGATCCGCTTCGCCCTCAATCAAAAACAATTTAACACTGTCTTGATAAGAAGTTTTGGTTTCTCTTGAATACTTAACTACTTCATTTAAAAACTCATCTTTTGACAAGGGGCGTTCAATCACTTCAGAGCCACTATCAGCCCATTGAGCCAATAAGTCGCCGTCATTACTTGAAATAACCCATTCAGGGCGACCTTCAAAAATGCCTGTTCTATCTTTAGATACTTTAGCAAGGTGACTACCTGCTTCAACATCAAAGCAAGTCGTCATTTCATAATCAAAGCCGTCTCTTGTAACACATTTAAGACCGACTTTTTGAGGTACTGCCTTGCCTTTTTCGTTCGTGGTTAAAGCAACATCCGTTTTTACTCGTGAAGTTGCCACGATATGAATCGGAGCCGTAAGCATGGCTTGAATAAAAGCGTTATGACGTGGCGTAACTTTCCCCCAATTTGTATAAGAGTTTCCACCGCCTAAGTCTAATTGCTCTTTAATTTCAAGACATCCGCCTTTGCCTTCCCATTCGTGAGATATTGAATCAATAACGACAACCTCTATTCCTGCGTCAACGCAAAGCTTAATTGCTTGAACATAGCGTTCAGGGGTGTAAGGAGCTTCCAAAGTAAGCGTGTTATAATCTCCAAGCGTTTCGCATTTTTCACCACTTAAAACAGGTGTATGGTTTGCGTATAGATCCGCCGATTGATTTTCGGTGTCAATTACACAAATCTTTGACCAGTCTTTTACTAAACCATAAGCGAGGTATAAAGCAGATGTGGTTTTACCGCTACCACTTGCACCAAATACACCAATACGAAGCTTTGCTTTTTGGCGTTGTGCTTTTTTTATAAACATCCTCGTAAATCCCTTTCTGAAATATCATTGTACGTTTCTTCATCTTCACCGCTACCGTTGAACCAGTAGATCGCTTCGTTTTCATCCATTTTTATCTCCTTTTGAATACAAATTAAAGATGTTGTCAGTAAAAGTCATCAGTTTTTACATTTTTAATACAGATTAAATTGTGGTCATGCCACGCATACGCCAAGCATTTTTAAGTCTATTGATGTGAAGGATCTTAAAAACCCGTATGATCCGTTGTGCCATCCATTTTCATGTCGTCGACAGACAAACACCTGTAAAATACAACACCTTTAGTTTGCTTTCTAAATCTCTTTATAGCCTACCTCCTTTTGAATACAAATTAAAGGCGATCACAAGAAACAGTCCGACGTGTTTCTACTTATAGTTTTTTAAATGTAAAATCCATTACAATAATCTATAATTTCACGCATAACTAACACGGTATTTGCTTACGGAGTTACAATTCATAGGGTCATTATGATTCGTCGCATATAGTAAAAAACAATAACAATCGCCTTTAGTTTGCCTTCTAAGAGTCTTTATAGCCCACCTCCTTTAAAATTAAGGAACGTAAAATAAGAAACAAGCTGATTTTATATTCACGGAAAGTGCCTTGCTTTAAGGCTTTAACCTTTTCAACAAAAAGCTTGTGTTCTTCTGGGGAAATATCCGCATACTTGGTGACGTATTTTTCTTGGTTTGCACGGATCAGGTTACTTGGTTCATCCATAAAACGTAAGTCTTCCAGTTGAAGCTGTTCAAAGTCATCGCCTGCAAGCCATGTAGCAAGTTTTGTGGCTGCCCAGCCTTTAAAGCTTCGCCCACGGTACTGAAACACATAATCGTTTACAAACTCCTCTTCTTCTTTGCTAAAATACGTGGCTATTTTCATTTAATCCTCCATTTAATAACTGTTCTTGCATACTAGACAATTCTGATAAACTTTCACTCACTTCTTCAAGCGTGGCAATCACGTTTTCCAAAGCAAGTTTTTGTTCGGGGGTTAAATACATTTGGTTTACTCCTTTGACTTTTTTAATATACAACACATTTTAAATAAAAACAATCCACAAAATGGAGTATTTTACAAAACTTTACATTTACATTTAAAACAAAAAGTGTGTTATACTATTACCAGCTAAACATTTGAAGAGTTGGACGCACCCTGTTTAGCGATTGGGTGCGTTCTTTTAAAGGAGTAACAGTATGATTAACAAAGTAAAAAAAATAAAATGGTTAGAAATTGCTTTATTATTTAACCTTGACTATTTAGTGAGACCTTTTGGGTTTAGGTCTTTTATTTGCAATGGATACAACCGCTTATTTAACCCAATCACAAAACAAAGCACAATTGAAAGAGCAAGTCACGTTTATTTTCTATTTGACAATCCACTAAGTGATGAGCGTTTAGAGGTACATATCGACAACATTGTAGTTGATGATGTTATTGAGTATTTAAAAAACAATCCTGCAAAAATAAAGCAGATTGAAGAAAATCCATATTATAAAGAAACATACGAACCGTATGTTTTATTTGTTCAAAAGGAATTAAACCATGATTAAGTTTCCATTTTTTCTATATTTTTTGTTTTCTAGTTTTATTGTCAATGCTATTGGTGAAAAAGCTCGCCAAGATTTTAGGGATTTTTTAATTGATACTTTTGAAAAAAATACACTTCCAACAATAAGCATGAAGGATCAAGAAAAGTCTAAGATGTATTTGAGTATGTTAAAACAACTCCCGACTAAAAACTTTTTTGTATTTATGCGACTTACAAAGTACAATGATTTTCAGATCTTTTTATATTTGCTTGATATTGTGCGTGGAGAACTTGAAGCAGATTTTGAAAACTACAAGAAGAAAGTAGGTGTTAAATGATTCAGTTAGTGTTGCCTTTCATTCCACCTAGTGCCAATCACACGCAGAAAAGCACTTACAATGGACGACGTTATAATACCCCCAAGTATGTGGCTTTTAAGCGACGTGTTGAAGAGTACATTTTGAGTATGCCTGCTTATAAGAGAAAAAGCTTGTCTGATTTAGTGAAAAAACCTCATAGCGTTGAGATCGTGGTTTTTTCCAAGTCCGTGTGTACTAAATCCAGCAAGTACAATGAAATGAGTCTAAACTTTATGGATTCGGACAATCCTGTAAAGCCAACTTTAGATTCTATTTATCCACATTTAAACGCAAACGATGCAAGGGCTGTTTCATCACAAGGACGTAAAGTATGGGCGGATATTGACACAGAATACACGATTATTCAGTTTGTTACCGATACACCATTTGAAGCCCCACAATGGGCTATGGATGCTTTATTGGAGGTTATGTAATGCTTAAAGCTTTTAAAACATGGTACAAAAAAAGATACTTCAAAAACGCCTATATAAGAAAATTGGGAAATTATACTTGGTGTATGCTATAATAGTAATGAGGCTTATTTACCAACGGTAAAAGAAGTATAGTAACCGCTCCTATTAAGGGGCGTTTATCTGCTTTAAAGGGTTGAAATGTTCTATAGAATCTACTAAAATAAGTGTACCACCTTACCTTGTCGGTATGGCGCCCTAGTTGGAAACTCTAGGGCTTTTTTAATGGCTACTTGCACAATATAGAAACCTATGCTAAAGTAGCGATAGGGACTCATAGACCCTCCTTTCTTTAAATCGGGGTATCCCCTAGCGTAAAAACTAGGGGATATTTTTTGCTATTCGGGCGGTTGCCATACTTTCACACTTGCACAATGCACCCATGCTTGTATGTCACTAGCAAGGGGTCTAAACGCCAGCACATTATCCATTGCTAGGCATTCAACTTTATCTTTGAACGTAGTCCACACAATCGGCAACTTATTTTCTTCACATGAATGAATGTTGTAATCGTAATCACCGCCCAAGATGCCTATCGTTTCATAATCTTTGTAGATTTCAAGGCATCCTTTTTCTAAAGCGTCGGTTAAGTCCAACCACGGATGCTGTGCTTCATAGAGCATATTCGCTAGCTCTTGGTACACATACAAGCCGTGATCGCAGTAGTCGAACACGCACCGCCCTAGTTCGGTGAAGCCTGCGTCTGTAAAGGGAGATCCTTTGAAGACAATCTCACCCATAGGTAAATCGTGCGTCAATATCTCGAACTCCACAAAGTCGTTGCTATCAAACGTGCAAGATGAGTCATCTTGAAAGCTTACTGTTAAAGGTCTTTCTGCTTGTTTAGTCATTTTTAATCTCCTTAAAATAGTTTGCCCTGTTCTTTGCTATAATCAGCCCGCACCCGCACAAATTGAGTACATCCTGACTTGTCGCTATTGTCCCAAATGAAGTGGGCGTACTCAATAGAATCGGTTGAACTTGTACCGCCAAACGAGGGGCGTTTAGCGTGAAAGACAATAAGGGAGGGAGGGTATTCAGTAAAGAAAGCATCCCTTGAGGCACTGCCTAGCCAGTTGAGCCGTTGTAGCATAATGACTTTGCCACTTTCAGAATCCACTAGACTTAATGCTTTTCGTGTAATCTCTTCAGCAATAGCAAACGGTGGATTCGTTATAATTAAGTCAAAATCGAGATTGTCGGAATTGTTCCACTGTAGAAAATCCGTTTTAATATCGGCTAGTGAATCTTCTCTAATATCCATTGTGTGAATCGTGTCCCACCCTTGACGCTTTAACGCTTCAGGGTATGGCATACCAAAGGCTTGTGTGCCGTTGACCATGCCACCGCCTGCACAAGGGTCTAACGCAATGCGTCCGTCCATTTCTTCAAACAATTCAGGGATTGCATCAAACAGTTCGTCAATAATCCAGTCAGGCGTTACATAGTAATCCGACTTGTGGCGGTCGTAACCTCGCAATGTGCTAGACATTTTCAGCCTCCCACAAAACGGTGTATTCTTTCTCGTCAATGCTAAAACTTGAGGCATCTTCAATTTCAAGAGAAATTGTGCCTGTTTTTTTGTGTTGCAAGACACACTTAATTTCAGCACCACAAACTAAAAGCTTGTTGTTTTGTGCTTTTGAAAGTGCTTCTAAATCGTTTAAATACATGGTTAAACCTCCTTTTCAATTTCAGCGATCAAATAACCTTCGTAATCCATTGGATGAAGCTCAATACCTTTTTCATGCCGATAGGCAAGAAACTTTTGTTCACTTTGGCAAAATCGCATGATATGACAATCAACAGGATCGATCCAATATAAAACCAATAGATACTGTTTTTCAGGATCTAAAGAAGCGTAAACTTCTTTTGTTAATAGTTGAAACTTTTTTAAACTAAACATGGTTAAACCTCCTTAACTTTTGGCTTTTTCGTGCCTAACGTGGCACACATAACAGCCGAGTGACTCATACATTTTCGCACATTGCGGATCGTCTTCAAACACTACCATATCGCTAAACGGTACGCCAGTTTCTTGGCTTATACGTTGAATAATGTCATGCTTGACCTCGTGGGCTGGGCGACGATCCTTATTGCTTCTCATGTGCAAGTTAGGGCGTTCACCACAAGCCCCGTGTTTCTGTAGCCACTTGATTGTTGTTTCACGGCTCAACTCACTACGACCTGTGACAAAGTAAATATCACCGTGCGGGTACGTCTGTTGCGTCCACGCACACATTGTTATAGCCCTTAATACTTCACATCCCTGTGCAATAGGCAACGCTTCACCTATACGGCTATAGTAAGCGTCATAGTCCTTATTTTCGCCTTTTATAAGGTAAAGCAAGTGCGTTACGCCTGCTAATACGCCGTCAATATCAAATATGTAAAGCATTAAGCGTTCCGTCCTTTCGTGTTTTCTAGGGCATTCCCGACAATCTCCCGCAATGGTTCACCCACTGGTGGGGAAGGGTCGCAAGGCTTGTGTAATACGGCGTAAATCTGATCGTACAAGTGTTGACTAAGCTTTTTAATATGCCCTGTTTTGAGCAAAACCTGATAGGGAAAATCATCTTCATGCGTTTTTTCCACAAGGGCTATAGCATCAATCGCTAAAAACTCGGTAGTGTCTTGGTATTTCAGGTCGATAAATATCACACGGTCTCCTTTTCTGTTTCGTAGTCTTTTGCGTCTAAGAATCTATCATATTCTTTATAAATAAAACGTATTTTGTCTTGACTGCCATAATCTAAATATGCGTGACAATAAAATATATCCATTTTCGGCTCTGGTGTTATCTTAAGAGATTCTTCCTTTAATATATTGCCATATTCAGACTTCTTCTTACATACCTTTTGTCGAAGCCAAGCTTCCACAGTTTGCTTGTCTTTAGCAAAAACACGCTCATTTAAGCGAAATGGGTTTGGGGCAAAATCTGCATCATAATCTACATTAGCGGTTACAATAAAGCATCTTGTCGCCTTTTTCTCTACCGCATCCAAAACACGATTTAATAGATCCTGCTTCTCTTTTTCTTCAATTACGGCTTCTATCGCTTTTATTTGTTGGCTATATTTGTCTTCACCTGTAAACGGCTCAATCAATGTATCAACTGGAAAGACAGACGCTTTTTCTTGATGCACTATCAAGGCTAATGTAATATCTTCAAATAGCTGATGTGCCACTTCCTTATATTTACAACAAACCCCAAACCCTCCTATCATTACATAAATCTTTTCTGTTCTAATGTTTGGAATCAGACTTAAATTAAATAATTGCCCCTGTATTTTCAAATATACGGTCATTATACAGTCTCCTTTTTTACTAAATTGATATTATAGACAAACTCGCAACTAGACAAATCCACATCCGCCAAAATCGCATTTGTAAAATCGCAGTTTATAAAAGTTAAATTGTTGAACGTGGCTTGGCTAAAATTGGTATCTTTAAAAACACAATTACGAAATGTAAAATTAGCTATATAGGATCTACTTAAATCCGCATTGCTAAAATCAAAATCGTTTAAAATGTACATTCCGCTATAATTTTTCCATATTTTTTCAAGGTAAAAGTATTCACCTTTTCGGTTGTTTTTTAACCACTTGGCGTGTTCTTCAATATGGTATTGCAAATCTTCGGGTGTCATTTTACTCATGTTGTAAGCCCCTTATTGCTTAAAACAGTTCTCGTCATTTTCTCATATTCCCCACTGTGCATTACGCTCGCAACAATGGGGCTACACTCACAAGGCACACCAAAGGTATATTCACCATTCGGGGTTTGACCCACTACAGTAAAGTGACCCACGTCTTCACACTTGGCACACTTAGGCGTGTAGTTTTTCTTCTTGAAGCAAGCACTCACATAGTTGGCAACACGCCCCACATCGGACACGCTAGAAGCCTTGCCAGCAAGTTTTTTAAACGTGCCGTGTGCTACACTTACCACTTGCAAAGTACCGTTTGAAGTGGACACAAGGTTTTTATTGGAATGTACGACTTCTTGAGTAAGTCCTTCTTTTTTAGGCATTAGCTTTCTCCTTTCTTAAACTTTCAGAATTAACTTTTAAAACAATGCCTGCGTGTTGGATTCGGTCAACAATTTTTTCACCATAAGTTGCTCTAAATTGTTCGGTTGTTGTGTTGCTTGTTAAAATGGTTGCTAAATTATGGTTATATCTAAAGTTAATAAGTTCATCCATCCACGCAAGTAAGGATTCACTCACTCTGCCTGTCCCCTCTGCCCTTAAATCATCAAGCATTAGAACACGAGTTTCTAACATTTTACGTCTGTTTTCTTCTGCATAATCATTTCTAAAAACAGACTCCGCAAGTTGATAGTGTGTGTGAAACCTGCCAAAAGCTTGACTTTGCCAATTATCGGGCTTATCTCCACCCCAGCCACGAAAAGTAACCGCTAAGTGCAACAGTGCGGATATGCCAGCCCACGTTTTACCAGCTCCGCAAGTTCCTACCATTAACAAAAAAGGCTTTTCTTTGTTACCTTCTTTAAACTGAAAAGCCCATTCTTTAGCTTTTATTTGACATTCTGTAAGGATCTCTCCGCTTGCACCAAAAAAACAATTATTAAACCGCTCACCAATTTCTAATTCTGTAATCGCATTTTGATAGTGATATTCCTTTACATCCAAGGCAAGACTTTTTAAGTTAAAATCCATAACTAACTCCCTTTGGTTCATTCGCCCACATAGCGTTTATATCTGCTAAGTTTTGTTTGGTTTCTATAGTGTAATCATCATCCCAGCACCCAGCATTTAACCATGTAGCAGGTTGTTTAATGTACTGCATTTCAGTATTCTTACTGGCTATTTGAGCTTTATAATTTTTAACCCCAGCCATAATTACTTCGTGCGTAGTTTTTTTAAGGGCTTTTTGATATGCTTTAATTGCTTGTTCCTTACCTTGTTTTTTTGGATATAAACTATAAAAATCATCAAACAAAGGCACTTTTTTTTCTTTTGGCACTTTTGACACTTCTTGTGGCTTAATAGAATTGTTTGCTTTTTTCAATCCACCCAATCTTCCACTTTCTTTTCTTTTTTCTCTTGTCACTTGCCATTTATCTAAATCTCTATTAAACACATCCAAGATATTTTTAAATAAAAAACGAATATGCTTTGGAAGGTTTTTGCTTAAATCTTCACCATTTGACTGATATGAAAAAACGGCTTCCATAAGCATCCCAAGTTCAGAATGAGTTAAAGGATCTTCATTATCTTTCATTAGTTCAAGAATGGTTAAGCACCAATCTTTGTAGATGATAAATCCTTTTTTCTCATCAACCATGATAAAATCCTTAATAGAAAAACCCCCTGCGGGTCTAAGTGTTGCAAGACAGCTAGGCGACAGGGGGAAAATTGTAGTTTTTTTGATTAAAAATAAGTACAAAAATAAGTCCTAACCGTCTTGCAATTTCAGAATAACATATTTGAATCAGAAAATCAAGCCCCTTTTTAAACTATTTATTTAAATAAGGTCTAGCAAATCTAGCAAATGCTAGAAGTGCTAAGCAAACTTTAGCAAACCCTAGCAAACCCTAGCAAATCTAGCAGTAATAGTAATAGTAATAGTAATAGTTATGGTAATAGTTATGGTTATAGAAATAGGAATAGAAACATAAATATGCAAACAACGTGCAAAGAAATAAATCGCACCACCACTGGCTATCCACCCCATAATGGCTAAAAAACGGCTAAAATTGCAAAGAAACTATGCAACAAACGACACTAGCATTTTGTTGATGCCAGCAATATGGTCACACAATCGCCCTAGTGGTTGGTTAGAATGGTGGCATGAAATACTTTACACCCATTCACATTGAAGAGTTGAACCGCAAAGTGTACTTCAACCCCAACACGTTTGAACCCACGGTTGAGAACCTAAGACGTATGGCGAACGGTACGGCACCTATAGGAGTAGACGGGCAATATGTTAATTTGCATCACATAGGACAACGCCACACAAGCAACTTGGCGATGTTGACGGATACGTTTCACAAGCGGTGTAATGATTTGATCCATAGGATACCACCCCCCAAGGGTGAGCAAGTGAATAGAAGCCGATTCAAGCGTGAAAAGCGGGCAATATGGATGACTGTTTTCGACTATGTAACCAATGGCTTTAATTTTGAAGCAAACTAGGTTATACTGAAAGTGCTACAGCTAACAGTAGCATTTTACTCCTTTTTTTTACTCGGGACGCAGACTCTCGAGTTTTTTTTATTGAAGAGTAGTGAAAATTGTGGTATAATAAAAAAAGCCCCAAAGGTCGGGGCGTGATATATATTAAGGAGATTATAACATGGTTGCTCGAGAAAAGCTATACGGTCAACACGTTTGCTTAAATGCCAAAATTGCAATAGGCAAAAATGGCGAAATGAAAGAGGTAGGCTTAGCTTACATGGGTCATACACTTTGTAATAACGCTTGGATTGATGTAGTCGCACAATCAAAACTAACACCTACTTGCAAGACGGAATGTCAAGAATGTTTAAACGCTGGTCGTGTCTATCGTGGAGTGTTTAAAGAACGCACGCCCAAAGTGATGACTGAAGAGCAAAAGCTGAAACTGAAACTTGGTAAACAGTTGAAGCTTAATTCTGCGTCGTTAATTTAGGTATCACAAGCCACGAAACTCCCCTGTTGAGTATAAAGACAAGGGGAGTTGTTTTTTGAAGGCTTACAGAGGCTTGTATTTTAATTGTGGCATATTCGCCCTAATTAAAAAAAGCCCCCTATTGCTAGGGGGTGAGTTACGTTTGAGTGTGATTTTTTGAATTATGAGCATTTTTAAGATAACAAAAATGCGGGGAAAAAGAAAGCTATAACTTTAACCAAATAATGAGCAGTTTAAAACATACTATCATCGCAAGGATCTTCACCCATTGAAAAAACGCCGTTATATGAATCCTTTTCTACATATCTTGGTTGCCTAAGAGCTTCCATTCTTGCATCCATTATTTTTTGGCAGTGATTAACGATATTTTGCAAATGAAAGTCTGTTAATTTTTCAATTGGGATTTTTTCACCATTTTTAGTCGTCCAGTAGCCATTTAACGTAGAAGAACTGTTTAACGCAAATAATCTTTCAATAAGCTTTTCTCGATTCATTTTTTAATTCCCTTCTTTGTTTTTTTGAAATAACTTCATCCAAAATGGCTCCAATACCCACGCTATGAAGACTAGGCATAAGTTCGGGGGATCTAACAAGTAGGCAACGACACTAACCCCGAGCCATATTGCCGTGCGTTTTGGGATGTTGTTTTTCATGGGTTTAGTTTCCTTTATGGTTATAGGTGGCTTGTCTAGTGTATCAGTCAAAGATTTTTATATCAGGGTTATAGTCGATCCCTGCTTTGTCTGTATACTTTTTAAATGAGCGTCGCATTGCGTTGTGTACATATTTTGGGGATAAATCATCCCTGTCGGCTTTGTATGTAAACTTTTTTAGTGCGAGCAATTTCCCTTCGTGTTCTTGCGTATACAAAATGCACGAAACATCAGGGTGTTTTTTTAAATAGGCTTCAATATCTTCGCAAACTGCCTCAAAGGGGGTTAATTTGCTATAGTCTATAATTGGGCGTGGGTTATTTATTTCATAATTTTTTTTCCATTCTTCTTCTTGTAATCTTATGGAATGATTTATTTTTACCATTTCAGTTTTTTGAAAAGGATCTGTTGCTAATTTCAAAATCAAAATAAAAACTGGCAAGATAACAAATAATCCAAATGCTTCTGTTCCGTTCATGGTGTGCATTTCCTTTTCTACTTGGCTAACATTGTAAGGTTTCTAGGGACGTTGACGAGGTGTTCGCTTACTTGCACTTGCTCCCCTAGTAGCAGGCCTAGCGTGGTGATGAGGGAGAGTAGCATGATAAGCGATAGGACACACAGGCGGAGGTAGTTTTTCACAGGGGGGACTCCTTCAAGTTTAACTGAAACACACGCACTGGCATTTTCTGATTGAGCTTGTGAAGCTTGGCAAGGGCGACACGATCAAGGCGTTCGGTATCAATCGCATCATCAGTACATGGCCTGACCTTATGGGCTTCTACCTTGTGGATGTAATCAAGGGTTTTCATACAGGGGGGACTCCTTCTTTAAAGTAAACGGTGGGGGCAAAGCCCCCTAGTGTGTAATGGCTCTTTTTACCTTTTCAGTTTCTTTACTGTAGTAAATCGGTGAAAACTCAAAGCAACTTTTAAAATGATTAACTGTTGTTTTTGTAGCGGTTTGCCAAACACCTTCAAAAAAAATGCAATCACCCACCGCAATTTTATTTATTGTTACAAATTCAGTATTTTCAAACATTTTCAAAACTCCTTTTTAATCGTAACTCTAAGGCGTCTAGCCTATTAAAATATCACTAGGGGAGTAAGGCTTTTCTACAATACAACCAGCCCCAAACATTTTAGAGTAATCATAAATAACACGATCTGCGTATACTTTCATTCCGCCAACCTTCACATAGTTTTTAGAAAGGTCAATCCCTTTTTGTTCGGCGTATTGCCAAGCTTTTTGGACTTTTTCTTTTTCGTCTTGCTTTAACATAATCGTAACTCCTTTTTAAATCGTAACTCTAAGGCGTCTCGTTTGATTAACCTTATGTATACATATTAACAAATTGTATACAACTTGTCAACACTTTTCTTATTGAATCATTCAAATAGTTTACATTTCGTTACATAGTGATATTGACGAATCGGAAAGAATCAGGCATAATGGCTTGGGAAGGAGTTTTTCGATGCCTCATATGAAAAAAGAAGATGTACCGCATTTTAATTCTCACATACCAACTGAAGAAAGCCACGAGATCCTCGAAGGCATGGCTATGAATGGGGCAACGCATAAGCAAATGGCTGAAGCCCTAGGCATATGCGATAAGACGCTAGTTAAGCATTACGGCGACTTCCTGAAGTCCGTGAAGCCGTTATTTGATGCAAGGGTAGCAAGGCAACTGAAACGCCACATTTTCCACGAAGATCCGAAAATCGCACTGGATGCGACGAAGTTCTATGCGAACTCAAAAATGGGCTACAAGCAATCGACGGACAACACACACGGTTTTGACGGCTTGCCTTCTTTCACCGTGAACTTCACGGATGCCAAGCCTGGCGATGCTTAAATCACGGCGTTTAGACCATAATGTTAATTATCAGACGCAAAAAGGGTTAAACCGTTGCAACAGCTGGATTTGACCTTTCCACAATGGAGCCAAGGCTTATTCCGACCCAAGCGGTACAAAGTAGCGTATGGCGGGCGAGGGAGCGGTAAGTCATTCACCTTCACGGATGCCTTAATTGTGAAAGCTTTAACATCACGGGTGCGAGTCTTATGTGCTAGAGAGTTTCAAAACTCAATCAGCGATAGCGTCCACCGGCTCCTCAGCAAGCGTATTGACGACCTAGGGCTATCAGCTTACTTCACTATACAGCGGGACACCATAACGTCTAAGAACGGCAGTGAGTTTACCTTTAAGGGGTTACGCCACAATAGCGAAAGCATCAAGTCCACCGCTGGCATAAATATCTGTTGGATAGAAGAGGCACAGACCATAAGCCAAGAAAGCCTTGATATTCTGATTCCTACAATACGAGAGCCTGATTCTGAAATATGGATGACGATGAACCCACGGCTCGAAGACGACCCAGTCTATAAGCTTTTTATAGCCACGCCCCACCCTGAGGCGTATATCGCCAAGGTGAATTACACCGAGAACAAACACTTCCCCGCCGTACTTGAAATGGAGCGCCGTTTAATGCTTGAACGTGACCCCGCCCTTTACAAGCACGTTTGGGAGGGTGAGTGTCTAACACACACGGACGCGCAAGTGTTTAAAGACAAGTGGGAGGTGAGAGAGTTCACGCCGAATAAGGTACAGCGATTGGTGAAGACCAACGTTCACACCCAACAACTAGCCAGTGGTGAGCTGGTGAAGTCACAAACGCCAGTGCATGAATGGGTGGACGATCCTTCATGGGGCTTGCCACTGTATGGCTTGGACTTTGGCTATTCGCAGGACCCTATGGCGTGCGTGAAAGTATGGGTACATGATGAAACCCTTTACATTGAGAAAGAAGCCGTAAAAGTCAAACTAGAATTAAACGAGACCGCCGACTTTATTAAGCAAGCAATGCCTGAAATTGAAAACGGCGTTATAAGAGCGGACTGCGCAGACCCACAATCAATCAGCTACTTGAAAAACCACGGCTTGCCACGAATAAAGGCTTGCATCAAGTGGACAAATGCCCGTTACTCCGCTATAATGCACATGAGAGCTTATAAGCGGATCGTAGTGCATCCACGGTGCAAAGAAACAATTAACGAAATGATACTTTATTCGTACAAAGTGGATAAAAGAACTGGTATTATTGGCACAGTGGTTGATGAAAAGAACGACCATTGCCAAGATGCGATCCGTTATGCCTTAGAGCCGTTTATAAACCACAAGGTTTCAGCGTTTGACGCTTACAAGTAAAGGGACACGCAAGAATGACCGTTTTAAACAACATTAAAGACATTTTCACAGGAAAGACCGCCGAAGCCACAAACGCAAGCCCTAGTTTTAAACTGCCACGGTTTAACCTTGACGGAATCGTAAACGTGATTAACGGCTTGGGCGTGATTGGGCGTGATGCAAGCACGGCGAACTTCTTTCAACAGGAGAACTTACTAGACCGTTACGCAGTTGAGGCGGTTTACACCGGGAGCGGTATCGGACGGCGTTTAGTTGAGTTGATGCCTAACGAAGCACTAGGGCGTGGCATTGAGTGTGACCATGAGCTTTACACGGAACTTGAAAGAATAGACGCGTTTCACAAGCTTTTAGAGCTGGCAACGCTGGCGAGGTTATACGGCGGGGCGGTTGCTTTAATTGTAGCCAAGGACGGCGTGGCAGACCTAGAAAAGCCGTTAAATGAGAATGGCTTGGTACGCATTGAGAAGTTGACTTTGTTTGACCGACACAGCATTTTGATGCTGGATGAGGACAGGGATAAAGACCCAATGAGTGAGACTTTTAACGAATACCTTTACTACCGCCTGATGCTAACTAATAATCAACAGGTAAAGATCCACCATACACGGCTTTTGAAGCTTGAAGGTGACTACTTGCCAAGCAGAATCAAGCAGACCAACCAAGGCTGGGGAGCATCCACGATTCAAGGCGTTTATAAAAGCTTTATGAACTACCTAGGCATGCACAAATTTTTGAACAAGCTGGCGAGTGACTACGATTTAAAGATTTTTAAAGTAGAAAGTTTACATTCAGCCTATGCCGCGCAAAATGAAGAGTATATTGCCAACCGTTTGAGAGACATTGATTATTCTACTTCAATGATGAACAGTATTTTAATAGACGCGGAAAAGGAAGACTTCATCCGTTCAACCGTGCCAGTAGGCGGTTATGATTCGCTTATAAACAAGGCAATGGAGCTGGTATCCGCAGAGGCGGGGATGCCTATGACGTTGCTTTATGGGCGTTCACCTGAAGGGATGAACAGCACCGGCGAAAGCGATTTGAATATGTGGTATAAAAGCGTGGAGCGGTATCAAACCTTGACGCTACAGCCAGTGTTAGAGCGGTTGATTAGCTTACTTGAAAAACAGAGCGAGTGGGCTGGCGAAAGACCTGAAACCTTTGAATGGGAGTGGTACGGTTTAAAACCGATGACAGACCTTGAAAAGGCGGAGGAGCGTTTGAAGCTGGCACAAGGTGATAAGATTTATATGGATGCCCAAGCCGTTGAGCCGAGTTATTTATTTGACTTGAGACACAATGGCGGATTTAACAGTAACTTAGTGTATGATAAAGAAGGACAGGACGATTTTATTAGCGACCTAACAGGGAGTATGAGCGATGACGACTTACCAGATTCTACAGGGCAACAGCCTAGAACTACTGAAGACGATTGAAGACAATAGCGTGGACGCAATCGTAACAGATCCGCCGTATGGGTTGAGTCAACACTCACAGGGCGATATTGTCAACGCCTTAACAGCATGGCTAGCAGGTGAAGAGTACACACACGGTAAAAAAGGCTTTATGGGTAAGGCTTGGGATTCCTTCGTGCCTAGCCCGATGCTTTTTAAGGAGTGCTACAGGGTATTAAAGAACGGCGGGCATATTCTTTGTTTTGCAGGGGCTAGAACGCAAGACTTGATGAGCCTAAGCATACGCCTAGCAGGCTTTGAGATGAGAGACGCTTGCTTGTGGCTGTATGGGTCGGGCTTCCCCAAAGGACAGAACATAGGAAAATCAGTTGATAAAAAACTAGGTAACAAAAGGGAAAAAATACAGAATCCCTTTCATGGCAGAAATCCAAACGGAAGAAATAATGGCGACAACCTTTATGGGATTGACACTAGAACAGATTTAACTACAGATTTTTCTAAAGGTAATTCAGAATGGGAAGGCTGGAACACGAACTTAAAGCCAGCCTATGAGCCGATAATCATGGCTCGTAAACCTTTAGATGGTACAGTCGTCAATAACGTGCTAAAACACGGCGTGGGGGGCTTGAATATAGATGCGTGTAGGGTGGGGAGTGAACAAAGGCATAACCCAAGCAATTTTAACCAGCCTAATAAAACGGCGTGTGCGTATATGACACAAGGGCGTGAGACACAAGGGCGTTACCCTGCTAACATCATATTAGACGGCTCCGATAGCGTCGAGGCGTTGTTTCCAAACGAGACACAGCGGTTTTTTTACCACGCCAAAGCAAGCAAGGCAGATAGGGACGAGGGAGTAGTTGCTTTAAGTGAAACAGAAGGCGTGGGGGCATTGAGAGACGGTGATAGACCCGCTTTTAACAAAGGGAACCCACATCCCACCGTGAAGCCCACGCAGTTGATGCGATACCTTGTAAAGCTTGTAACCCCACAAGGCGGTTTAGTCCTTGACCCCTTCATGGGGAGTGGAAGCACAGGCAAGGCGTGTATGCTTGAGGGGTTTAACTTTGTGGGTATGGAATTAAGCGAAGAGTATGTTAAAATAGCAGAGGCACGCATTGAACACGCAAGGCAACAAAGGGGATTATTTAATGCCTGAACCGAAACCAGTAACGATTGATTTTGGAATAGACGCTTGCACGTTTGACACGAACGACTTTGTAGAATGGGAAGTCGTGCCTGATGATATGCCTATAGGCGAGGTTATTTTTTGGGGTTCACCTTTTACGGATAACGGCTATACTGAACTTGGACGTGTGAAGTTCGACTACTGCGACCATGGTTTAAGCTTGTATACGGATTTAATTAGCATGATATACGAAGCACAGAACCCCAAGGTATAAAAAAAGCCCCTAGGGTTTGACAACTAGGGGAATCGAAAAAACCAACCAATGTAATGCGCACATTATAGCCTATTTTAAAAGGGAAAGCAATGCCTAAGCTTACAACTAAAAAGACAACTTTCCCGACGATGACATTTAGGCGTTACAGAGCTTTTTTGATTGGTTTAATTAACGACTTTGAAAACCAAATAGAAACGCAAGTATACCCAATTTTAGAAAGATACAAAGTGCGTTTGGATGAAGACGAGTTGAGCAATGACCCCACGCAGGAAATAGAAACTGCGTTAGTGCTTTATTTGTTGCTACAGAAAGCCAAGATTTCGCGAGAGGTATTAAGCCAAGCGAGAGCGTTGCAGGCGACAAGCATTGCACAATTTAACGCCCTAGCGGAAGATGCGTTAAAAAATGGGCAAGGAATAAACGGCGGGATTATACGCAACAGAGAAGCAATGATACAAGCATGGACGAGTGAAAACGCTAGGCTGGTTGAAAAGATGCTTGACGATGAAAAGCAAGCATTGCTAGGGACGATTGCAAGGGGCTTTTTAGCAGGCGTTGCTTTGAATAAATTAAAGAAAGAGATCCAAGAAAGATTTAAGCAAGGGTTAAATAAAGCCAAGTTAATTGCGGTGAATGAGATAGGCAATTTAAGCGGAAGCCTTGAGCGATTAAACGCACTAGGCACTGGCTTTAATTTGTATGTATGGAGTACGGCTTTAGATGAGCGTGTGCGTGGGACACACCGCCCTTTAGAAGGGATGATATGTTCATGGGAAGATTCAACGATTTATAAAACCAGTATTAGGGGCGAATGGTTAAGCCGAGGGGCAATAGGAGCCACGACGAAGCACCCTAGAATGGCGATGAGGTGCAGGTGTAACGCTGAAACAGTAACAGGGGCGAACCCTGAAAATATAAGTGAGCGGAATGAGATTAGAAAAAACGGACGTTCACAATGGCTGATTGATTTAGGCATTATTTGAAAAGTTGACAAAATAAAACATAGGCTTTAAGCTTAAAGAGACGAATTAGAGGACAATAGTAGATGTTTAGAATAGACCGTGCAGAGTTTAAAGCCTCCGTCACGCCTGAAGGATACCTTGCAGGTGAAGCGATTGCTACACGCACTGGCGTTTTTGAGTATGTAAATAATGACGGCACGATCCGAAAAGAATTACGCCACCCTGATGATATTTTAGTAGATGAAAGTTTAGCAAGTTTAAAATTAAAACCAGTAACAGATAATCACCCAAGTGTTTTAGTAAATGCGGACAATGCAAGCGCTTACCAAGTAGGGATGACTGGCGAAAGCGTAAGAATTGACGGTGGGAACATAGCCGTTTCGTTTGTGGTGACGGATAAGGCAACGGTTGAGAAGATTAAATCAAACAAAAAGCGTGAATTAAGTCTAGGGTATACTTTGGACTTGGTAGAAGAGGCTGGCGTGTTTAATGGTGATTCTTACACGCACAGGCAAACAAATGTTCGTTATAATCACTTGGCGATTGTTGAAAAAGCAAGAGCAGGGCGATTGGCACGAATCAATATGGACGGAGTAGCCGTTCAGTTACACCATGATGATAAAGAGGACGACAGCATGACTGATAAAGAAATGCAGGCGGTGAACTTGGACGGTTTGAGCTATCGAGCCGATGCCGAGGTTGCTAAAGCATACGAAAAAGCGGTGCAAGCTGAAAAGCAAGCCCGCAATGATGCAGAAGCCTTAAAAGGGCAAGTAGACGAGTTGAAAGCACAGCTTGAAACCGTGAAAGCAACGCACAACGACGAGGCGGTGAATGAAGCCGTTTCAAAACGTGTAGTATTGCTTGAGCAAGCAAAGCGTGTTGTAAACGTAGACAGTTTAATCGGTGCTAGCGAACGTGCGATCCACGAAGCGGTAGTAAAGTCTAAAAACGAAGGCATCAGCCTTGAGGGCAAAAGCGACGAGTATGTTAAGGCTCGTTTTGATGCCGTTATGGAAGCATTGCCTAGCGTTGAAGACGAAGCCCTTGCCAAGCAACGTGAAGTTGTAGCAAGTGCCAACAACGATTCTACTTCAGCAAAAAGCCGAAGAATTGATTGCAACGACGCTTTCAAGTTTCAATTAGAACATAAAAAGAGAGGAGCATAACATGTCTCAAACTTCTTATAATTTATATCCCGCGGCTGCTTATGAAGGACAAATCCTTCAACGTGACCGTATTGAAAGCCGTGTAGCAACTGCCAACATTGCTTTTGGACGTGCAGTTCAACGTGTTACGTCTGATCGCCAAGTAGGCTTAACTGCTGCTTCTGGAGTCATTCAAGGCGTGGCGGTGCGTACCCACAATAACCCTAACGACCAAGCAGAAGATATTTTGACTGGTCAAGAAGTTTCGGTTTTAAGTCGTGGACGGATTTATGGCAAAGCGGTTGGAGCCGTAACGCAGGGCGCTTTGGCTTATGCGATTACTGCGGTTGGTGCAACCCAAGGTCAGTTTACGGCTACTTCAACAAGCAACCTTTTAGTAGGCAAGTTTGTTACTGGCGGAACTGATACTCTTGTTGAAATTGAAGTAAACGTAGCCTAGAAAGGATTACATTAAATGAATGCTCAAATGAACCTTGATGCAAACGAAACCGCTTATTTTAGACGGCATTTAGAAGCTGTTTTACCTGATGTGCAAGAAATTGTATATGCTGGTATGACCGCTTTAAATACGTTTGATGTAATTGCGGGTATTGACCCAACCGCTGAAACGGTAACGTATTACCAATACGACAAGCGGTTATTGGCAAAGATTTCGGTCGAATACTCGAATGATGCACCAACGGTAGAAGTAAACGGAAAAGCGTTTAGTTCTGTTGTAAAACCGCTTAGTTCAAAGCGTGTTTATAGCATTAACGAATTGCGCAAAGCTTCTTTAATTCCCAACGTGGATATTTTAGCAAGCAAAGCGGATGCAACGCGTGAAGCCATTGCTCAACTGCACAACCGCCTTTTTTGGGTAGGTGATTCAGTTACTGGGCTTGTGGGTGTTTTAAGTAACGCTTCTATTCCTAACGCTCAAGTTACCGCCGACGGTACTGGTTCATCCGCTTTATGGTCAACCAAAACTGGTGATAAAATCTTGCGTGACTTAAACAACGCTGTTTTGGATATTATCAACGCTACAAACGGCGTAGAAAATGCCCCTAACTTGCTTGTGATTAGTCCACAACGATACCGCGTTATGGCGACTTCTAAAGTTGACACGGATAACACGCGCACTGTTTTAGAGCAGTTCCAAAACGACAACCCTAGCATTACGAACATTGTACAAGCTCCCGAGCTTGTAGGTGCTTTCCAAGGTGGGACTGAAGGGTTTTTAATTGGACGCAATGAAGCACGTTATTGCGGATTGGTTGCCCCCATTGTTTACGAAGAGTTTACTCCTAAACAAGATGGACCTGTTTTTGAAGTAACCGCTGCTGGACGTAATGGTGGAGCAATTATTCGTTACCCACTTGCTTTTACTAAAAAGTACGGTATTTAGGAGATTGGACAATGCCGAAGGTTAAATTAAACCAAGATACTATGTTTCAATATGACGGAGTGACTTTATTCCCTGATTGGAACGAAGTTTCAAAAGAAGACCTAGAAAAATTAAAAACGGCTAGTTTATCGATTGAACTTGGTATTTTAGAACTTGAAGGTGAAAAGCCTTTGAAAGATAAAAAGTAAAGAGAAAAGCAAACTATGCCCACTTCTATAGAGTTATTGCCAAGTATAGCCCCTGAAATTGACTGTAGTAGTCAACAGGTACTAGACTTAAACGCACTAGCGGAATTAGAAGTGGGCGTTTCTTTATGCCCCGACTTGAGACCGTACTTAGTGGCGTATTTAACAGCACACCAAGTAACGATTTCAAATCGTGGCGGAGTAGGTGGAGAGATTGCTTCAATGCAAGAAGGGCAATTAAACATTGCCTATAAGCAAGGGTTAGACTCTTCAAAAGATCCCTTAATGAGTAGTGCGTATGGGCAAGAATACAAAAGATTATTAAACAAGTGCTTAGGTGGTGTTACTTTTAGAACTGGGGTAATGCCTTATGGAGTTTAAAATTGAGAAGGATGTAGACCACAGCCAAGAGTTTGTACGCAACCTTTCACAAATGAAAGGTGTTGCTATAAAAGCGGGTATTACAAAGCGTGTAGGACAACTTCAAAGCAGAAAAGGTAAAGAAAAAGTTGTAAACTATGCTTTTTTTAACGAGTTTGGAACAAAACACATACCAGAGCGTTCTTTTTTACGAACGACTTTTGATGATAAAGAAAGCAGTTGGTTTAACACAATAAGCAATAGAGCTGAAATTGTTATAACCGAAAATAATGGAGCTTCTAAAATTACGCAAGAACTAGGGCGAATTATGAAAGAAGCGATTAGAGGAAAAATAACAAGCAGAGTCCCACCGCCGAACTCTGAAGCAACACTAAGGCAGAAAGAAGGTAACATTACCTTAATTGACACTGGTTTAATGTACCGTGTTATAGATTTTGAGGTAGTGAAAAAATGAGTCCCTTTAATGCGTTTAGACGTAACGTAAAAGTTAAAAAGCGTGGGACTGTAAGCTATGATGCCACAGGTTTAGCGGTAACAGCTAATGTAACAACGACAACTATTAAAGCAAGTGTGCAACCAGTTGGGGGCAACACGGTTACAACGGTTGGTGGGCAAATGTTACAAGCTTTACCTGAAAACAGACGAGTTTTAGAAAGTTACTTAATTTACACGGATGCTTTATTAGACACGGCTGATGATAGAACAGCAAAGCGTGGTGATTTAATAGAGATAAATGGTAGAGACTTTGAATTACAAGGGATGCGATTATGGCAAAACGGTTTGATTAACCATAATGTTTATATTGCACAACTGGTGATGTTATGAATGAGATTTACACCGTTTTAGTGCCTTACTTTGCTACATTGAGTGGCGTAACGTGCATTAGACCCCAGCAGAATGTGCCAGCCCCTTTAGCCCCTTATTGCACGGTGGATATTCAAAGCGTTCAACCTGTAGGTGCGTTTAGACAATCGGTTGCTTTAAATGGTACGGTGCAAATGCAACGCAATTTTAATTTTACGGTAGATTTAAATGTTTATGGGAAAGAATCAGATCCCAGCGAGGCGGAGACAATCGCACACAACATTTTAAATGGTTTAGAAAACCACGCCCAGCGAATTATAGCAACAAATGGGAATGTAGCGTTTCAACAGATACTAAGCCCAGTAACGGACATAACGGCTTTAATTGGCAAACAATATCAGCCACGCTTTAATATAGCGATGCGTTGGAACACAAGTAAGACGTTTACTTTTAACAATGGGATTATAGATGTTGTAGAAATTGAGAAAATGATTTACAATGAGAATGACGAATTGATAATAGATGATATTTTTTTTACAGGTAACTTAACGAGTTAAGAGGATAGATAAATGGCGAGTTTGATTGAAAACTTTATAAATGTACAAATTACGCTTTTAACAAGCTTTATTCCACGCACAGGTTTTGGCACGCCTTTATTTATTGGTGAGACTAAACCAACGGGTGCTAGTGTAACAGGTGGAACGTATGCACAAACGGGCAATACTGTTACAGTAACCAAAGCCAACCACGGCTTGACTGTAGGACAAGAACTGGAAGTAGATATTTTAACAGGAACGGCAGTAGACGGTGATTATGTGGTTTTAGCAACCCCTACTTCAGGTACGTTTACTTACACTGCAGGTACTTCTTTAACAACCACAGGTAACGTAACTTACGCCCCTATTTTTAGAGTAGAATCTTACGCCAGTTTAGCAGAAGTATTAGCGGTTTACATTGACACTGACCCTGAATACTTGGCAGCCCAAGCGTACTTTGCCCAAGGTGACGTAAACCCCTTGATGATTGGCTGGAAAAAGTCTAGCGAATCCTATTCGCAAGCGTTGACGGCAATTAGTGGGTTTCGTGATGACTTTTACGCTATAGCCATTCAAAGTAATGACTTGGCGATTCAGACTGCCTTTGCAACAAGCATTTTAGGATTGGCTGGAGAGAAAATTGCATTTTTCCGCACAAGTGATGCCAACACGTTGAACTCTGGATCTTCAACCGACATTGCAAGTGTGTTAAAAGCGAATGACAATGATTATGTTCATGTAACATACCATTACAACACTTATAGCGGAACGAATACAGCAGGCTTATTTCCTGAAATGGCTTACATGGGTGTAATTCTAGCGATTACAGAAAGCCCCACGTTTGCTCCTGGTTCTTTTGCTTGGCACAATCAGGCGGTAAAAGGGATTACTTCAAGCTTTAACCCTATAAATGGTAAAAAGTCTTTTACGCAAACCGAACGCAATGTTTTAGATACTAAAAATGCTGATGCGTTTGAGTATGACGGAGCAAATACTCGTTCATTGGGCGGTAAAATGGCTGGCGGTGAATGGGGCGATGTTATTCATGGAACGGCATGGCTTAAAACCCGCATTGGTGAAGATATGTATCAATTATTGGTAGCCAAGGCGGACGCACAACAAAAGGTGACTTTTGATGTAAAAGGCATTAAAGAAGTTGAGCAAACTTTGAGAAGCCGTTTATTGTTGGCGGTTCAAAGCAACTTTATTGATTCTAATTTTACGGTAAGTGTGCCTAAGTTGGAGGAAACTTTAGCAGCGGACAGAGCAAACCGTATTTTGAAAGATGTGAAGTTTACTGCACGACTAACAGGTGCAGTTAAGTTTATTGAAGTAAAAGGCATTGTAACCGTTTAGGAGGTTTAGAAATGGCACAGTATAACCATGATCCGAAAATAGTAAAGCTGGTTTTTGACGGTCGAGCAATCGAGGAGTTTCAAGAAGGCAGTGGGATTACATTGACTGCAGGAGCGGATGTTTCTTCTACTTCTATGGGTGTAGATGGAGGTTCTACAAAAAACAGAAATACAAACATTTCATGGGAGCTTACGTTTACCGTACAAAATGGTTCACCAACGAATACGTTTTTAAACTTGTACTTGCAAACTGGGCAAACTGCCAATTTTATGTTGAGTGACGGTAACACGTTCGCAACATTAGCGATTGGTAAAGCTTACGCAGAAACCTTGCCAAGTATTGCAGGGCAACTTGAAGCCACAGGTAGAGAGTATAAGTTTAGATGCGTTGATGTAGTTTATTCATTTAGTGGGGCATTATAAATATGGCTGGACTAATTGATGCAAGAGTAAAGACTACCATCAACGAGAATGAGTATGATATTTTACCGCACCCTGCGACAGAGGGCGTGACTTTAGCGTTTAAAATTGCAGCCTTACTTGATGCCATAAATGCAGAGAAAGCTTTGTTTACAAAAAACGAAGACGGTACAAAAGAAGTTGATCCATTACAGAGTATGAAAGTGGCAGGTTCTATTTGTAAGAAAATTATTACAGATGACCCCAAGTTGACGATGCTTTTAGACTTGTTTAAATATACCCAAGTAAATGGTGAAACTTTAAATAAAGATAGATTTGACAACCATTTTGGCGGAAATTATGGCGAGCTTGCAGAGGCGACAATGGAGGTTATAAGTGCAAACAATTTTTTGCAAATGGCGAGCCTTTTTGGGTAGCTAACAAAACCGTAAAGCCTTCTGATCGAGAATATGGGAAACTTTCTAAAACTTTACAGCAAGAATGGTGCATTTGGCGTTTAGTGATAAAAAAAGTAGCCAGTTTAGAGGAATTACAAACGGTTTACAGTTATAGTGACTGTTTGAAGTTAAACGCTTTATTGGATATGCAGGACGACATAGAAGCGATTATGCACGAGGAACTTGACAGGAAACAAAAGAATGGCAACCCTTAGAGAGTTAATCGTAAAAATAGCGTTTAAAATAGATGATGCGGTGTTGAAAAAGTCCACCGCTAAAACTAATGAGATTTTAAGTAAACAGAAAAAAAGCTTTGAAAAAACAGAAGAAGCCATTACTAAAAGTAAACAAAAAGAAGCAGAGAAGCGGGCAAAGGCTGAACAAAGAGAAAATGAAGCACGCACTAGAATGCAGATGCGTTATTTGAAGTGGAAAGAAAAGGAAATGGCACGCCATGCCATGCTTGAGAAAAAAACAGAGCAAGCCAAAAGCCGTTCTTTCCAAGAAGGCATGAGCAACCTACAAAGCTTTGGCACTAAGGCTATAGCAACTGCCGCAGCAATACAGGCAGCCTTTTCAGCAGTAGCGTTTGCTATTATTAACGTAAACGATAAAATAAATATGGGCGTTGCAAGGGTGCAAACAGCAACAGGTGGAAGCAAAGCCCAAGCAAGAGGGCGTTTTAAAGAATTACTTGGCTTGTCAACACAAACAGGGCAAGATGTAGAAACAATTACTTCATTGCATAATAAAATACAAATGAGTGCTGTAGATTTAAATGCTAATCCTGAAAGCACAATGCGTGCAGTAAGGACAGTTTCAAAATTGGCAATTATGGGTGGAACACCAACAGCTTCACAACAAGGTGGTTTATTACAACTAGGGCAAGCGTTAGGAAGTGCAAGAGTGCAAGCAGATGAATATCGTTCGGTGGTAGAACAATTACCAGCTTTACACCAAGCAATAGCAAAATCAATGGGGATGACCGCAAGTAAATTACAATCATTTATTAAAGATGCAAGAAAAACAGGTTCAATAACAGGGCGAGAATTATTTGATGCTATTTTAAAAGCAGAAGAAGACGCAACAAAAGCTTTTGAAAAGTTCCCTATTACATTTCAACGTATTCAAAACAAGTTTATGAACTCCTTTTTACAGTTGGGACTTGCCTTAGAGGATCAGCTTGAGCCTGCCAATAGGTTTTTTCAAAATCTATATGATAAAATGGACTTTTTAAACAAGTTTTTAGTTAAAAATAAAGAAGTTGTAGGCAAAGTAATTAAAGTTGTGTTTAAAACTTTAGAAAAAGGACTAGACGCAATAATACTAGGGTTAGACAAGCTACAGCCTGCTATGGATTGGTTAAATAAACATGGTGGAACGATACTAAAAATTGTAAAAGATATGGCACCAGCCCTTATTGCGATAGCGAGTGCCATAACCTTGCTTGTGGTAGGGTTTAATTTATTTAATGGAGTTTTGAAAGTATTTCAAGGCATTATGTGGGTTTTAAACCTTGACCCAAAAATTAGGGTTTTTATGGCACTCGCTATGGTGGTTATTTATTTAGAAACCAAGTTTGGCTTGTTGTCAAAAACAATTAAAGCCACACTAGGGCTTTTAGATCAATTTAACACACCTTATGAAAATAATTATAGTGGTGGTGGTAGTTCACGCAATAGACTTGGGGCAAGTCAAACTAGAAAAGAAATAATGCCAAGAATTACAGGAACTTCGCAACCATTAACTTCTAACCTACCAAAGGGTTATTCACAAGGGCAATTTTTCCAAAGCCCGACAACTAAGAATGTAAAAATAACGAGCAATAACGTATTTAACATTACAGGTTCAAACCCCAAAGGAATTGCTAAGGAAGTAGCTGGTATATTGCCACTTACCCTAGGGGGAGCTATGCAATAATGGCAATTAAAGTAGCCTTGCTGGATGTAACACAACAGAACTTAAAAAAGAAGATTGGCTTTCTTGAACTTGATTGCGTAATGAGCGAAGACATAACCATGAGTAACAATGTGACACAATCGCCGATTGAAACAGGCGAAAGCATTAGTGACCATGTATACAGCGAGCCTTTGCAATTAAGGCTAGAAGCGATTATAAGTGATAGTGACCCCCAGCGTTTAGAACGCCAAAAACAAAACAATAGCCCTATTACTTCTGCACGGCTTGAGGCGTATGAGGCATTAAGAGATTTATGGAAAGCAAAGCAAGCAGTGGATGTAGTAACAGGGCTTGAGACGTTTGCAAACATGGTGGTAACGAACATATCAATCCCTAGAGAAAATGCAGACGGTGATTCGATTAAGTTTAATGTGGACATGGTGCAAGTGGAGATTAAGGACAGTGTTTTTCAGAAAGACAAGCGTAAACGTGCAAACGTAGGGCGTAAGCAAGGCACTATAGCGAATGAAAGCATACAGACGAAAGCCAGTGGCACATTAGAGCAATTAAGCGTGGCGGGGGGTGCATAATGGCATTATTAACTTTACCATTCCCCAATTTAGACGACTGGGTTTATGAAATTGAATTAGACGACGTGACTTATAAGATACAAGGGCGTGTAATGAATCCGCCGAATGTAGCCCCTTATTTTATGCTTGATTTGTTGTTGGCGGATGATACGCCAGTAGAAATAGGCATGAAAGCCGTATTAGGCACACGTTATGCGTTTAGAAGCGGTACAGGCGTTGAAGGTGTGTTATTTTTTGTAGCCCAAGGCGAGATAGAGGGCGATTACCCAACCCCTGACGATTTAAAAAGTGGCAAGGTGGTATTGTGTTATGACGAAGCAATTTAACCGCCACATTGAAGTAAGAATTATAGGCAAGAATGACACGCTAGTGATCAATGAGGAATTAGACATTGAGTTTACTTGCCGTAAGGATAGAAGCACAACGCCAAATGAAGCCAGTGTGCGTATTAAGAACTTGAGTGAGACGACACGCAATTTTATAAAAGCAAACAATAGAATTGAAGTATTGACAGGTTATGGTGAGGAACGAACGCTTGTAATGCGTATGGATGTTTCACGACGAGTGACGAATTGGCAACCGCCTGATAGTGTAACCGAGATATTAAGTTTAGACGGCTTAATTGCCATGAAAGACAAGGAAATAAAAGTAAGTTTAGCCCCTAAGCAAACAGTAAGGCGTGGCATTGAAATTATAGCCAAGCAGGCGGGCTTAAAAATACGCTTGGTGGGGTTAAGGTTAAATATCCCTTTATTGTCAGGCTACACCCATTCAGGAAAGCTTACAGGGGCATTAGACGACCTTACAAGCATTGCTAAAGCCAGTTGGGGTATTGTGGATAACGAACTGGTTGTTGTAAAGCGTGGAGAGGGACTAGGAACGACTAGGTTTGTGATAAGCCCCGAGAATGGATTATTGGCACAGCCCGAAGTTTTAGATGAAGTAGCCACAACGGAAAGAATTATAAAAAAGCAAATTGAACCCAAGGGTTACCAAGTGACTATGTTAATGCGACCTAATTTAAACCCTTTTGATAAAATAGAGATACAGAGCCGTTTTGTAAATGGTGTTTTTGTGGTGGATCAAGTAGAACATTTAGGAAGCACTAGGGGCGGTGAATACATAACGAGGGCTACTGTTTATGAGTCAAAATAACATTGAGTTTATAAAACGTAACAACACGAATATATTTGAAACCATGCGTGTAGCGATGCCTGCTAGAATTGAAAGTTACGATGCGACTAAAAGCTTGGTGGATGTAAAAATAGCCATACCGCAAGTGAGGCAGGATGAGAGCGTTTTTGAAATACCTGTTATAACGAGCGTGCCTGTTATGTGGTTATCCACATTGACAACAAGCGTTACCTTTCCTTTAAAGCGTGGAGATTATGGCTTAGTGGTCTTTTGTGACTGGGACATAGCCAAGTGGGCTGTGGGCTTAGATGAAAGTGAGCCACAATCCGAAAGACGGCACAATTTAACGGATGCGGTATTCTTTCCGCAGACGCATGGTTTACGACCTAGTAGCTTGGTTGGGCTTTCATTAAAGCACGGCACAAGTGAAATTTTGTTGACAGAAACAGGCATTGTGGTTACTGGTGGGGCGGTTACGGTAAACACGCCAGCCCTTACAGTAAATGCTAGTTCGACAACATTCAACGGAAATGTTACAATTACAGGGGGTGCTAACATTGGAGGCATACCCTTTAACACGCACAAGCATGGCGGTGTTACAACAGGCGGTGGCATAACAGGAAACGCACAATAATGGACTTATTGCTTGATTTAGAAACACACGATTTAGTTTTAAAACGCCGTGATTTAGCATTGGTGCGTGGTGCGGACTTGGTTAGACAACGACTAAAACAGAACTTGCTAACATTACAAGGCGAATGGTTTTTAGACACAAGCGTAGGCTTACCATATTTTAACGAGATTTTGACGAAAGCCACGACACAAAACAGAATTAAACAACTTTACATTAGAGAGATTTTAAACACGCAAGGTGTAGAAAAATTAAATAGCTTGTCTTTTACAGTGGATGCAAGAACACGAAAAGGCACGCTTGAGTTTGTAGTAGAATCGACTGAAGGTATAATAACGGAGGTGTTGACAGTATGACATTTGGATTGACACCTGAAGGATTTAATCCTAAAACACTAGAAGAACAAAAGCTGGAGCTTGAGCAAGCTTTACAAGCAAAGTTTGGCGTAGATATTGATTTACGTTCACAAAGCGTGTTTGGACAACTGGTGGGTATTTCAAGTGAAATATGGGCGGAAATGTGGGCATGGTTAAATGACATTTATTTGAACGCTTACCCTGATTCAGCCAGTGGTATTAGTTTAGATCGGGTTTGTGCATTAACGAACGTGGTGAGACAGCCAGCGACTGCTTCAACGGTGGATGCGATAGCTTATGGGATACAGGGGACATTTTTAGAAGCAGGGCAAGAGGCGTTAGATTCTTTAGCGAATAAGACGTTTGTAAGCGTTGATGATGTAACCATTGACAAGGCAAGTGCAAGAGATGTAAGTGTAAGGGCGAGTTCAGCGGTAACAGGGACTTACACGGTGACGATTAACGGCACGGCTTATAGTTTTGTAGCAACAGGAACGCCTACGTTAAACAGCATTGCGTTAGGCTTACAGACGGCAATTACAAGTACAGCGGTAACAAAGCAAGTAACAGGGGACGTGTTGCGGTTGTATAATTTGAACACGAACTTTGCAGTAGACATAACTGGCAATATGACTTTTGAAGAGATTGGCACAAGCATGGCTTTAGAAGCGTTAGAAAAGGGTTCTTTAAATGTGCCGATTGAAGCCATAGACACGATACAAACGCCTGTAAGTGGTTGGGGAAGGATCAACAATTTAAAGGTAGGAATTGAGGGGCAAGATTTAGAGACGGATGCGGAGTTACGTTTAAGACGCACGGCAAGTTTAGAAAAAAGCATTATTAAGGCGATATTGGCTGTTGAAAATGTGAAACAAGCGATTGTTTTTGAGAATAACACGGATGTAACCGATGCGGATGGCACACCTGCTCATTACATTTGGGCGGTAGTAAATGGCGGTGCTAGTGCGGATATTGTAAAGGCGATTGTGTTAAATAATAGTGCAGGCATTGGTACGAGAGGTTTGCAGAGTGGAACATACACAAGCCCTTACACAGGATTGAGTTTAATTGCACGTTTTGATAGACCTACAGAAGTGAACCCTTTGATTGTGTTGACTTACACGACAACAGAGGATAATACCTTTCCTGCGGACGGTGTAGCACAGATTAAACAGGCGTTGGTTGCGTATGGTGCGACTTTTCAAATGGGGCAAGACTTGGTTCATAGCCGTGTGTTTAGTGCGATTAACGTGGTGCAGGGATTCCAAGTAGACACGTTGACGATTAACGCCAGTACGAGTACATTGAGTGTTGCTAAAAACCAGTTGGTTGTAATTCGTGAAGTGGACATAACAGTAACGGAGACCCCTTAATGAGTGGCAGTTATGAAAGGTTGCTTTTACAATATAAGCAAGCACCACAGCTTTTAGCGTTGCTTGAGGCATTGTATGACAGCCCTTATGCTGATTTGGGTGAAAAGGCGGATGCTTTAAGAACGCTTTATGATATTGATTTAAGCGAAGGAATACAACTTGATAAAATAGGCGAAATTGTAGGGAGACCACGCCCTGATAGTTTTAACGATGCGGATATTTTTCAAGAAGGTATTTTTCAGTTTGCGAGCAATACAGACCCTAACCCTGTGTTTGATGCAAACTTAGGGTATGGGGATATTGACAATCCTTTGGTGGGGGGACGTTGGGACAGAGGAACGATTGAAGCAAAGAGCTTGAATGATATTGATTACAGAAAAGTATTAAAGGGGCATATTTTTGCAAGAAACAGTAGAGGGATTGTAACGGATTACGAACAATACGGAACGATTGTTTTTGGGCAGGCTAGCCAAGTTTTTCCATTTGTTGGTAGTGTATTGGTGGTGTTTCCTTATTTTTTAAATAGTGTTGCATTGCATGTAGCCCAAGAAACGTTAGAAATTGTAAGTGGTATTAGAGTGTTTGTTGCTAAAAACCCGAATGTTAATAAAAAAGCGTTTGGTTTTGCAAGTATTGACAGAACTTTTGAGAACGTGGACGGTTTTTCAAGCACGCAGAATACTAGTATAATTGGCGGTGCTATGATAGAATTAGTTTGAAAACCTTAAAGGGACGAATTAAGAGATGATGACAATAGAAATAGGCAATTCCAATTTAATTGATGCTTGGGCGTTTTCGGGTACGAAAAGTGAAGCAAGTTCTACAAAAAAGAACACAGGGTGGAGTCCGACAGAGAAGCCACCAAGTAGTGAGCAGAACTTTCTTCAAAACCAAGCGGACAAGAAGATCAACCATATTTTATTAAATGGTGTGCCTTTATGGAATGCGACGACTGCTTATGTGGTAGGTTCAGCGGTGAATCATTCAGGCAGATTGTACATTGCATTAAATGGGACGACGAATAGTACGCCTAGTTTAGGGAATGCGAACTGGGTGGGAATACCTTTATTGAGCGATGTATTAGGTTCAAGCATTGGCGATATTAAGATGACGGCTTACGCTACACCTGATGCAGGCTGGGCGTTGTGTAATGGACAGGCTTTGAGCCGTGCAACGTATAGTGCTTTATTTGCAAAGATTGGGACGACTTACGGTGTAGGTGATGGAACGACAACGTTTAACTTACCACAGACTGAAAACCGTTTTATTCAAGGAGCTGGAACAGGTAGACCTGTAGGCACGGTGCAGAATGAAACAGGAACAGTAAGTAGAGACGGCTGGGGGGTTGGTGAAGTAACGAGTGGCGGTACTGCTGGGCGTTTAATTGTTGGAAGTGGGCAAGGCGAAATAGGCGAGTTTTTTGAATCACTTAGAAAAGCGGTAAGTGATGGTACGGTAACAGGTATTAAGCCGACGAACATTGCGTTTCATTACATGATTAAAATTAGTTGAGGAAATTAAACAATGGCAGAAGCATACGAGAAAATTGGTAACTCAACACTTTTAAGAACATGGGGCAACAACCCACCAGTAGGCAATGTGGTTGTGCCACCTTCAACGCTTTTTGAGACAGGCTGGGTAGGGGGACAGGAGCCACCAGCCGAATGGATGAACTATGTAGATCAACAATTAGGTGAAAAAATTAACCATGTGTTACAAAACGGTGGTAGTAAGTGGAATAACACAACTGCTTATTTAGTGGGTAACGTGGTACAACATTCAAACAGTGTGTGGTTGTGCTTGGTGAATAACACTAACTCCGCCCCAACGGATGTAAACACAAACTGGACACGCCTTTCCACCAAAGTCATTACAGATGCCTTGAGCAATAGAGCCACCGCATTAGAAGCTATTAGCAAAGACATTATTCAAGGGACTACCCCTGTATGGGCTAGTGGTACGACCCTTACCATGGGGACTTTAAACTGCTTAGATAGCTTACGCACGAGCTTAATCACTTGTGCTTCTACCACGTTGAACTTTGCCACCACAGGGCTTAATGGGTTGGATGCTGGCTCTATTGCGTCAGATACATGGTATTACATCTACGCTATCTTAAACCCAACGACTCTAGCAACAGGCTTTTTGGCTTCAACATCTTCAACATCTCCCACGTTGCCTAGTGGATTCACGATTCGCCGACTACTGCCTTTTGTGGTAAAGACTAATAGCGGTTCAGCAACCTTACAGTCTTTCACCATGTATCATTCAGACGGCTTGTTGCGGTGCGAGTGGTTGGCTTCAAGAGCGGATGAGGTACTTATCACTCAAAGCATGGGTAGTGCTACCCCTTATGTTGTAGATGCCAGTTCTTCAGTCCCTCCTATTTGCAATGGTTTAAACGCCAAGCTATTCGCCCGTATCTATCAAGATACAGGTGGTAGTGGGAGTTGGAGTCGATTGAGCATTGATCCTTCGACCGCTGGAAACTGGGTAAGCTTCGCTACTTCACCTTGGGTTGCTGAACGTTTGGCGGATATCCCTTTGTATCCAACCACACGCCAGTTCAGAATTAGAAACGATGCTGGTGGTGGTGGAGCAGCGGCATGTACAGGTATTGTCTACTCTCAAGGTTATGTGTTTAATTACAAAGGGACAATCTAATGGGCTACATCATCACAAAAGGGACTAAAGCCAAAACTTACACAGGCTACCGTTGTGCGACTTCTGACATGGAGGTCAACGACGGCGAGCAGTTTATTGAATCATTGAAAAACTGGAAACAAGAAGTAATTGTTCCACCTGTAACGGTTGATCAAAAACGCTTACAACTAGCGGAAAGCTTTAAAGCCTTACCATTGGCTACACGAGTGGCGTTTCAAGCCGTAGCGGTAACGGTAGATAGTGCTTTGCGGTTAGAAGACGCTGAACTAGCTGTAGCAAACCTAGAAACCGCCAAAACGGTTGAAGGTGCAAACATTGAATTATTACAAAGCATGATTGTTTTGATTCAAAGTTAGGGCCTTTAAGTAAACTAGAAATGACAGAAAAAATATGTTAAACTAGGTAACAGGAATTAAGACGTGAAACAAATTGTTAGGGGTGGCAAATGACAATAATAGACGGCACACCGCCCACAGTGGACATAACAATTTACCGCAATGACACGGAAGTAAAAACCGTGCGTGTTAAAAATAGAGCAACCCGACAGCTTGAAGATTTAACAGGTGTTACTGCTTTAATGCAATTAAGAGCAACGCCTGATAGTGCTACGGTGCTTTACACGTTTACGACAACGATTGCCAATAATGAAATTACGATAACGATACCGCAGGCACACTGGGCTACGATTACATGGACGACAGGCGTTTATGACTTGCAACTGACTTACGCTGGGGGTGTAGTTGATACGTTGTTTCGTGGCACTATTACAGTTGAAAAGGATGTTTCACGCTAATGAATAGTGTAATTGAAGTGTCTAACGATTCAAAAGTCATTGAAGTATGTGGTGACGGTAAAATTATTGAGGTGCTAACTGGTGGTATTGTTTTAACTGGTGGTGGTGGTGGAGCCACTAACTTGGCTTACACAGCTTCACCCACCAATGGTATTGTAACGAGTGACACAGGGACGGATGCGACGATCCCTGCAGGTTCAGCAACTAATGCAAGTTTAATGTTACCAGCGGATAAAACAAAACTAGATGGCGTGGCTACTGGTGCGACTGCGAATAGTACGGATGCCCAATTAAGAGACCGTACCACTCACACAGGAAGCCAAGCTATAAGCACCGTCACAGGCTTACAAACAGCTTTAGACGGCAAACAGGCGACTGGTGATTATGCCACAAATACGGCATTGACCAATGGTTTGGCTACAAAAGAAAATACGATAACCGCAGGGACAGTTTCACAATACTACAGGGGCGATAAGACGTTTCAAACGCTTGATAAAACTGCGGTAGGGCTAGCAAACGTAGACAATACGTCAGACGCAAATAAGCCTATTTCAACAGCTACACAAACGGCTTTAAATGCCAAACAAGATACTTTGGTTAGTGGTGTAAACATTAAAACCATAAATAGCCAAACTTTGCTGGGAAGTGGTGATATTGTTATTTCGGGTGGTTCAAGCGAGACTGCAACAATACTGCGTAAACTGGTAAGAAACCAAACAGGGGCAACGATACCGAAGGGTACGGCGGTTTACCAGTTGGGTAGTTCAGGTGTTGTGATGACGGTGGCTCCAGCAGATGCTTCGTTTGAAGCCACGGCTTCACAAACTTTAGGAATTACTCAAGAAGCGATTGCAAACAATACGAATGGTTATGTGGTAGCTGTTGGGCTTTTAGACGGCGTAAACACTTCAGCATTGACAGAGGGACAGATTGTTTGGTTAAGTGAGACTGCTGGGCAATTAACCACGACGAGACCTACACAGCCTGCACATGGTGTGGTGTGTGGGTATTGTGTAAAACAAGGTGGCGGTGCTTCAGGCATACTTTATGTGAAGGTGGACAACGGCTTAGAGCTTAATGAACTGCACGATGTATTGTTGACAGGGGCAGTAACAGGCAATGTTTTAGCCAAGTTTGCGGACGGATTATGGAAGCCCTTGGCTTTAGATAAAACAAGCGTAGGCTTAGGCAATGTTGACAACACAAGCGATGCCAATAAGCCAATTTCGACCGCTACGCAGACTGCTTTAAATGCCAAACAGAATACAATTACGACAGGTACAATAAGCCAGTATTTTAGAGGTGATTTAAGCCTTGCCACGTTGGATAAAACGGCGGTTGGTTTAGGCAACGTAGTAAACGCTGATACAACGACGACCGCTAACATTACGGATTCAAGCAATAAACGTTTTATAACGGATGCACAACAAACCGTTTTGGGCAACACAAGTGGAATAAACACTGGTAACGATGCCACGAACACAACATCAAACACTTATGCAGACGGCAAAGTGGCGGATGCGATAACAGACGGTGTTACAACAATCGCCCCTTCTCAAAACGCCGTATTTGACGCTTTGGCAGGAAAGCAAGCCACCTTACAAAGTGGCACGAACATTAAGACAATTAACGGCGATTCCATTCTTGGAAGTGGCAACCTTGTTATAACAGGTGGCGGTGGTATTACGAACGCACAAAGCATTGTGAATGCTTTGATATTCGGTTAGGAGACCAAACATGAAAGATTTTATTACACCAAGTTATACGTTTACACCTGCGGTTTCAGGAGCAGGGACGATTACACTTAAGATTGCACAATTTGATGTTCGGCGGTTGGTGGCGATTATTAACCAAACGAGAGGCGTGGTAATCTATTCGACTGCTGACACAAACGCCCGATTTACCAATTTAAACGGATCTACATTAACGCTGAACGTGGATACTAGCACTCACGCTTCGGGCGATATTCTGCAAGTGATTTATAACGACCCATTTCAAGAAGATATGTTAGAGTTAATGTATGAAACGCTTAAGCGTTTAGATTTTCTATCCAGCTTGCGAGGATCAGACGGCACAATCCGAGCAGGTATTATTTCGGGTACTTTACCTACTGTTTCAACTGTTTCAAGCGTTAATACTTTAGCCACCTTAGCAAACATAACGAACATAGGTGGTTTTTCAGCCAATACCATAGCCCTTAACTTACTTAATGCTAACGCCGTTTTATTAAACATTAACAACGTCATTGTGACATAAGGAGATTTAAAAATGCCGATTACACAACGGAACACCCGCCTATTACACGACAAAGCGTGGCAACCGATGACACCAGCCCCGACTTCTTCAGCAAACGGAACACTGTTTATTGAAGACCAAACAGGAAGTGCAAACGTCGCTATGTTTTGGACGGGTGTCGGAAGTCATTGGCTCTATCACCACGATGAAAATGCTTACACGCAGATTCCTTCAGGTACTTTTGCTGGAACAGCAGGAGTGGGAACTTGTGGCATTTACCACCCATGGAGCATCAACTACACCGCTAACGGAGGGTCAACATCGACTGTAACGGTGCTGGCAACTACCCACAACATTACAGGCATTGCTAGAAACGCTACGATTGAGTTTATTAGTTCAGGAACCAATAGTGGTCTACGTCGCACGGTGACGGATGTTATTACAAACGCAGGTGCAGGAAACGTAACCCTTGTTTTAGATTCGGCTGTGCCAACAGCGGTACTAAACACGCACACGTTTAGGTTGTCTACTGGGCGTTTTTATGTAATGAACGCTGGCACGGTTGCCACAGGTTCATGGAAAGTCTTTGATTTAGCAACTATGGCATGGCAAGCAAACTTAGCTACAACCAACTTAGCAGGCAGTTGGGGTACAGATGGGAAGCTTGCCTGTGCGTATGCTGTAGGTGCAAACAGTAACATTACAACTGGAACGGCTACATCAGGTGGTTCGATATCATTAACTGATACAACTAAAACATGGTCAGTGGATCAATGGGCTAATTATAAAATACAAATTATTGGCGGTACAGGGATTGGTCAGGTTAGGACAGTCCAAAGCAATACCCCTACAGTGCTAACGGTAAGTTCTGCTTGGGCGACTAATCCTGATCTTACAAGTGTTTATGCAGTTTTAAGCGAGTATAGTTATGCAGTAGGTTTAGCCACAGCAGGCGCTTCTACCACGCTTACAAACTCCGCTAAAACATGGACGGTCAACCAGTGGACAAACTACCAAGTACGGATAGCATCAGGCACAGGTATAGGTCAAGTGCGAACCATTGCTAGTAATACTGCCACAGTTTTAACGGTAGGGACAGCATGGACAACCACTCCCGATGCAACCAGTGTTTATGTAATTGAAGGTAACGAAGACTTCCTTTATTTGTTAGGCAATAACGCTGTGACAATGTATCGTTATTCAATCAGTGCAAACACTTGGACGGTTATGGCTCCTACGACTGCTAGAGCAGCAGCACCAGCATTAGGTATGAGTGCGGATGTTGTAATTAAAACAGGCCACAGCGTATGGGCAGATGAAAACGCCATATTAGACGGACGTTATATTTATTCTATGCGTGGGGCAGGTGGGGCTTTAATTGACCGCTTTGACATTGCAGGCGGTACGGCCGGTGCAGGAGCATGGGCTAACGTCGTTTACCAAGGGACGGAAAGCTTTGCTGCTGGTTCAAACGCCAGCGTTGACGGTCGTAATCTTTATATGAGACAAAATAATAACAACCGATTCTTTAAGTATTCAATCACAGGTAACTATGTCGAGCCATTATCGACACTGTTGGTACCTGATTCTAACGCCGTTGCAGGTCAAAAAATATGGGTAAAAAACCTAGACTCAACGGGTACTACTAAATGGCTTTACGCCTTGGGTAACACCCAAGCATTGCTTTATCGTTTGTTGCTGTATTAAAGAGAAAAGGAAAAGAGAAATGCTTGAAAACGAAATCATAAATCTATTGCAAAATAGAAAAAAATCACTAAATGAAAGAAAAGGCTCGGCTTTTCAAAGAGGCGATTTAGAGCAAGTAGCCGATATTGAAACCAAATTAGAAGAGGTAGAAGCACTCTTATATAAACTACAAGGCAGTTAAGAATGACAGAATTGGTAAACTTCCTTCATTTTTCACCATTTTTAAAAAAAAAGAGGTGGAGACTTTTCTGATGGGGGCAATTCATGTGACACCTGCTGATCAAACCTTATTTATAACGGCTATAGGGACAATGGCTACAGTTGTTGGCATTTTATGGAAGCGCCAAAACGACAAGGACGAAGCCAATAAAGCTGAAATGAAAGAACTTCTTAAAGAAAGTAATGCCAAATGCGAAGCAGAAAATCTTTTATTACGCAAGGATCTATTTACGCTTAAAGAAGAAATAGGATATTTAAAAGGTATTTTTAAATCATTAAAACAGGATACAAACTCAAAAACAACAAAGGGGAAAGATGAAAAAGTTTAAAGCCTTTTGTAGATTTATGTTATTACACCATATTGCTTTTTTACAAGGCATTGAAGTTGTATTTTGGCAAGAAATGGAGGTGCAACAAATACCTTTAGCAGTTGAACCTTTTTGGGCAAAAGATTGTGTTAGTTTAGAAAACTTATTGGAGGACTAGATTATGATTTGGAATGCAGTAATTAAAGTATTGATTTATGTGCTTGAAGAGTTTGGGGACGACATTGTAAAAAGTACCCAAAACCCTATTGATGATATAGCCTTAAAAGCTTTGTTAAGCGTTTTAAAAACGCTAAAATAATTGCAGACGAACATGACCTAGGAGGGTTCTTCACGCCCTCCTTTTCTTTAGGAGGATATTATGCCAAAACCACTAACCGCAGGATCAGCATTTTCATTGATTAAAACCTATGAGTATAAGTTTTTATGTGAAAAGAACATTAGCGAAAACTTTAAATGGGGTGAAGTGTTTACAGGTATTCGCCCCAATGAATGGGACGAAGCCACTAAAGCCATGTTAGAAAATGCCGTTAAAATGGCTGAATACTTGGAGACGTTGCGGACTTACTTTGGCAAGCCGATTATCATCACTTCATGGTTGCGTGTGCCTAGTCATAACAAGCGTATTGGTGGAGCGCCTAAGTCCATGCACTTGACAGGGCTAGCGGTGGACTTTGTAGTAAAAGGCGTGCCGTTTGATAGAAACCAAATGGCACGTTTAGATAAGTTTCACACTGGAGGACTTGCTAGAGCCGATTACAACAAGGACGGCTGGGCGGACTTTGTTCACATCGACTTAGGAGCAGAGAGAGAGTGGACGTATTAGGTCACCCTTTACCGCCTTTCAATCGTGCCACCAGCTCGGAGTTAGGCAAAGGTTGCCAGTGGGTAAAACCTTTTTCAACATTTGTTTCAACAATACCATGCTCATAGCCTGCATTTTCGCTTACTAAAAACAAAGCAAGCACTTCTGCATTTTCAGGCGGTGGATAATGCTCCACAGGTCGCCACACTTGTATGGTGCCGTCGAGGACATCCTTAACATATCTCAAAGGTGGATCAAATCGCTCTGCCATTCTAATAATTTGGTCTTTGTGTTTACAACCACGGAAAGCGTAATTCTCCCAATCATAGGAGCCATCATCCGCCCACGCTTGGAGCTGTTGCATTAAGTTAGTCATCGTGTTTCTCCTTCTTTCTTAATAACATTTAAAAACACACGCACTGTTTTAGGCATACACACCATAATAGCCAATAATGCTATGGTTGGGCATAGTAGATATAAAACAAAGTACGCACAAAACGGTTTAACAGATTCAAGAAACATTGCCATGGTTAAACTCCTTTTTTAATTCATCACGGATTGCGTAGAATGTTTTAACTGGGTAAATATCTGAAGGTATGACTTCCCCTATAAAGAGAACTGCCCAAAAGAACATCCAGTGGGGGTAGTTGCAAATCGTGCAGTAAAGAAGCAATGCAAGCCAAAGCATAGTAGCAATGGGCTTTGTCTTTTTACGCACATTTTCCACCATTGAAAAGTATTCAAAATCATTCATCCGTTAAGGTCCTTTCTTTAAATAAAGGTAAATAGAAATAATAAAATAAATCATATTTAAAAAAGCAGTTAAAACTACAACCCATAAATCAATTCCAAGTGCGTAAGCCACAATACTAACTCCAAATAAACTGCCAAATAAACAGTCTAGTAATCTAACCATATTTTTTGCCATGATTAAGCTCCTTTCATATATTGGTTATAATACTTCATGCACACTCGGGCGTATTCTGTCGCCCTTGCACCGTCGCCGTTGTAACGCTTAAATGTCAAGCGAGTATCTTTATTAGCAAAATGCAAGTTCTTGTGTGCCAAGATGCTGATGCTTTTTTTGATCGCCCATTCTGGATTAAAGGCTTGAGTAGTGCATCGTTTCATATTGACCTGCCCTAAACCACAATCCCAAGTTCCATTTGAGTTATGGTTTTTAGCTCTAAAGTTCCACTTAGCATTTTCACGATGATTAACTAGCGTGTACCACATCGTCAATGTGATTGTGCTTCCTGTTCTTTGGTGCTTCAAAACTTCATCATAGGCAACCTTTGCAAGCTTATCTCCGATTTTTGCTTTTACTAGCCGATAGCCTTGTGAAGCCTCATAACCTTCACTAGGCTTAACTGTTTTGCCCTTCCGTGGGCTTAGGGCTTTCCCTGCGTGTTCGATGCCTCCTGATTCGCTTGTTCAGGTACTGGAGCCTTCTCGCCACACACTTGCAGATAAGAAGGGGCTGTGCCGTACCCAAGCTTTGCGTATTCTACCGCTAGGACGTTAAAAGCTTTAAAGCTAATACATGAGTTGTTCATCGCCTTTTCAAACTCCAAGCGGTCAATGGGGGGATGTGTAGGGGATACGCTATGTACAACTTGCATTTCAGCATTTGCCACTGGCTCCTTGAATACATGGGTAAGCAAAGTGAAAAGCATCCCCCCCAAAATTGCCACGGTTGGCACGAAAAACAACATCTGTTGAATGCTCAAATGGAATCTAAAAGGGGCATCCTTTGAGCTTTTTTCTTGGTTTTTCATACTGTAGTTTCCTTTCTTTCTGTAAACTAAGATAATTTAAGGGCTTGTTCAAGTTCCAAACGTGGGATGATTATTTCATTCATAAAATAACCAAATCCAAAATTATTGTTGACACTAAAACCTTCTGTTAATGAATCCTTATTTTGCTTAAAATGGGCATAAATCTCCTCAATATCTAGCCCACGACCAAGCAAATTAAAGTAGACTGTTTCAGCCTTTGCATAACCACAAGAAGATTTAATACAGTCAACTGTTGGGCTAGGTGGCTTGGTTACACCGTCGCCGTTCAGGAACTCTAGCAAGTCACAGGCAAGGTCTACATCTGTATTTGGGGGGATAGGTTCCACTGATGTAAAACGAGCCTGCATGGAAAGCGCTAGAAACTCTCTGTAGCCTTCTAA